TTTCTGATAATAAAATATACGCTATTGTTACGATAGATCGTATGCTTTATGCTCATTGCCTATTAATAGGGTGCCCTTGTATATTAGATATGGGAACAGGTAAAAATTATAAAATTTATAAAGGAGACAATAGTATTAAGAATGGTACTACTATTACTATTAATAATTCTATAAGTGGTGGAGCAGGACAAAGAGCCGATGGAGGAGATGAAAATCAACATCAAGATGGCGATGAGGACTTGCTGCTTAAAGAGTTCTTGCTTACCGACCCATATGCAGCAATGTTATATTTAACAATGAATAAACAACACGATGATTTAGATGATTATTATTCTCATGCAATAACAAGTGTTCCCAATGATATTCCAATCACAAAAGACTCAATAATTACGCCATGGAAAAATGACTATTTTTTAAGTAAATCCTATAATTCAAATAACAACCAAATTCAATATACCACAGATCCAACGTATAGTTCGTATAAATACCATCCATACGTATCAAATGATAACATGGATAACTTATTGATTGGAAATAGTACTACTCACATTGTTAAAAGAAACCCGAGTGGTAAATTTGTTGATTTAGTTGATAATTCCTTAATAATCGATCTAATTACTCTTGAGGCCCAACAAAAGTTATTCAATGATATTGAAGTAAGGTTATTTCCCGATTTTCAGGATGTTATGAATAATGCCCAAGTCGGTGGAGCCCCTTCCAAAAATAAAGTAAAAGATCTCTTAGAATATATTTACGGTATATTACATATCTACGAGTTAAACACCATTTGTGATCATGAAGTTCATGCAATAGATTACTTCGATAATCGAGATTCATTCAAATTGATATCCGATAAATTAGAATTAAGAATTTTTCTCAAATTATTGTTGGACAAAAAAATGACTGATATTGAAATATCATCTGGCTCTAATATTGTTTACATGTTTATTGATATGTTGAGACTAATTGATAATGAAACTTCAAATATTATACTTTATGATTTATTTTCACATATAGACTATGTTTCAGATTGTGGAATAAAAATGAAAGTTTATGATTACGAATTCGATAACAAATATAGAGAACGTATTGATATAAATGATTTTATTATGAAACAATTGAAAGAAATGATTGATGAAACTGAGCAGTATATTAGAGAAGAACCATGTCAAGCATTAATCAAAGATCCATACAATTCAGATAATATTGAGTTTATAAACACTTATAATTTATCATTCGGAGGATATTCTAAAGCATTTCAAGAAGTAAAGAAACAAATATTACCTCAAATTAATAAAAAAACTCTTTTACCAATCCAAGTACCATCTCCAATACAAGTACAACCTCGAATACCAGTACCAGTAATGGGTGGTAAGAATATAACAAAGAAAAAAACACATTTAAAAAAAAAGAAACCACATAAATCTTTACGAAAAGGTATCAAAATTAAAAAAAATAAAACAATTAATAAGAAAAAAGTAAAATCACGAAAGAAAAATAATAAAAAATAAAATTTTTATCTAAAAATATATATTAAATTTATTTTTTAGCAATAAAATTCAAAAAAATATCACAAAATTCTCTCAAAATATAATCCAAAATTTTATTCGGAATTATGTAATATTTCTTATGTATTATACACCCTTCAATCGCTAACCCATTCATTTCATTATCAAATTCACTTGTTACAGGAGATAATGTAATATCACAATTCATAAATTTTGTATTTATAACACCATAAAATTTCCCATCATATTCGCTCCAAACATGAGTTACATGTATATTAGTATTTTTATTCGAAGTAAACGGCGTAATTGGATTATAGTTATATGAAAATCTTTGAGGAAATTCAAGCGTGTTTGTATTATAATCAATTAAAGGGGGATCGGAAATAATGTTCTCCGCGCCAATTTTTTTAAGATATTCTGCATAAAACTCATGACTTATCAATGCATCACGGATATTTTGTTTAGATTTTGTTTTTGTCATAATAAACATATTTGTTCTATATGCGGATGCACACGAAATTATTAAAAATAAGATAATTGACATACTCTTCATAATCATTATAATTATTACTGTAGAGAATTGTTTGTATTGTTTATGTAATAAAAAAAAATAAAATAGTATGAATTGTGGTGTTTTTTTGGGAGGCGGATATTTCCTGATATTTATTAAAAACTTTTGACAGCATTTATCGTGCCAATTTTGTCCGGACTCTCCCGATTTCTGACAGCTAAATCTCTGAATTCTCAGCTGGAAATTTTGGTAAGAGACTTTTTTCTCACCCATTTTTAATATAAATTAGAGATTCAGCGGAGCTGAATTAATTCCATATTCTATGGAATCTCTAATTTATATTGATCTATCATTACAAATTACACATGCCTTCATATGATTGCTTCCTATTACGAATTATTAATATTCTAATTATCTTTAATTATTTTCATGACGTAAATAGTTATTAAATAAATAGTATATTATATATAAAGCTTACTTTTATAATAATATACATCCTATTTTGTGTAATATGGTGAATTTCTATGCATTGTCGTGTGCGTTTTTTACATTACAAATAAGTGTTTCTTCATTAAGGTTTTCGAATCATCCAAGACGGTATCATCCCAGTCGATATAATTTTCGTCGTTCACAAAGCCGTATTAATAATATTGATTCTTATTCTCAATTTTTGAATGTATCAAAACCACAACAAACGCATACGCAGGTTGAAAACAAAAGTGATTATTGGAAACTTGTCAACCCATCACCATCAAGTCCATATATTTATGTAGAAATGTATAACCTTACTGATATCAAACTCCAAAATGAAACAGACCGACGAGATGCATACAAAAAGATATTTTCATTTTTACAAGAAAGAAGAGAGAAAAAGGTAGACTCTTCACAAAATTTTGAAGTGATAAAAAATGATGGATTCACGTTTGATGACGTTGGAGGATATAATCAAATTAAAGAAGAAATGTTACAATGTGCAGATACATTAATTAATTTTGAAAAATATCAAAAATATAACATTCGAACACCAAAGGGTATTATTTTAGAAGGACCACCTGGTAATGGTAAAACCATGTTAGCACGCGGGTTCAGTGGTTCTATCAATGCATCTTTCATACAAACTACTGGAAGTTCTTTCCAAGAAAAGTATGTAGGAGTCGGGTCATCCAGAGTAAGAGAATTGTTCAAACTTGCATCAACAAACAAACCATGTGTTATTTTTATAGACGAAATTGATGCAATTGGACGTAAACGAGGTTCTGGTGGCGATGAATCATCTCATGCAGAAAGGGATAATACTCTTAATCAGTTGCTTACTGAATTAGATGGATTCAAATCCAGCAATGGTGTTTTTATGGTGTGTGCAACAAATCGTATTGATCTTTTGGATAAAGCTCTCCTTCGACCAGGAAGAATTGACAAGTCGATTTATATTGGAAATCCTGACGCAAAAACACGCGAAGAAATCATTTCTATTCATTTAGCAGGTAAAGCATATGAACCAAAAATATCAGTACCATATCTTGTAGAAAAAACAAACGGAATGAGTGGAGCACAAATCGAAAATGTTCTAAATGAAGCAATGCTTCTTGCCCTCCGGTCTAACGATGTCTTTATGCGAAAATCTCATATTGAGCAAGTCATCACACGTATGTTGACTGGATATCAAGAAAATGCAAACATATATAGCGATGATGTAATTCGACGTATTGCAATTCATGAACTCGGACATGCTATCGCCGGAATATTACAAAAAGATCATGCAAGAGTCGTTTCTGTAAATTTGAATCTCAAATCACCAAAGTCTCCTGGATATACCGTTTTCGAACATGATGAAATTGATGCAAATATCTATACTAAAGAAAAGTTGTTCGCTCATTTAGTGGTTCTATTAAGTGGTCGAACAGCAGAAGATGTATTCTTTGATCATAGTGTTACCTCTGGAGCTTCTCATGATTTCGAACAAGCAAAACAACTCGCATACAATATGGTCATCAATTACAATATGGGAGCTCAAAATATATACTCATCCAATAGCGATAAGTTCAAAGAAATTATTGATATTGAAGTGAAAATGCTCATCGATGATGCAATACTACATTCCAAACGTATTATTCATCAATCTAAAAATTTAATCAGCGAACTTACACCGGAACTAATTTTAAATCATACGATTTCAAGGGATGCATTAAAATCAAAAATATGCGAGGAGTATCAACACTTGGCTCGTATGAAGTTTTAATGAAATTCATATAAAATTAATTATATCAATAATACAATTTTTATTTACATATCTATAATGGAAGATATATCTATTGTTGGAGGAGGAATAACTGGGTTATATTGTGCATTGAGATTATCTCTTGAAAAAAAAAATAGAGACAAAAATATTATTCTAATTGATGAACGAAACTATTGGGGAGGTAGAATCAGAACAAACTATAGACCCCAATATGAAATTGGAGCAGCAAGATTTAATAGTACACATAAAAAATTATTAAAACTTATACAAAGATATAAACTCACAAAATTACCACTCCCTCTTACAATTGACTATTTTGATAAAAATTGTAATATATTTGAAAAAAATACAAATAAGGTACTTGATAAAGCATTTGAACATTTAGTTGATGAATCAATAAAGTATTCTAATTCTTACTTGGTAAATATTTCTCTCTATGAATTCATGAAAAAGATATTAGGCAATGACAATGCAAAAGGAATACTAAATCGATTCGGATACAATTCAGAAATTACAAAAATGAATGCATACGATGCACTCGAAGTATTTAAAAATGATTTCGTAAACATGAAATACTTTATATTGAAAGAGGGTCTTTCGAAGTTATGTGATTCTATAGTTGCAGAACTTAAATCAAGGAATGTCTCTTTGTATAATAATCACTTTGTTACAAATGTTAAAAGAGACAAAGCTTCGAACAGTATTACAATCACATGTAAAAATAAAACTTTTAATACCAAAAAAGTAATATTTTGTGTAAAAGCAAATCAGATTAAACAATTTGAAATATTAAAACCAGTACACCATTTAAGCTCGAGTGTTTTTAGTTCGCCTTTATTGAGAATTTACGCAAAATATCCTGTAAGTAAAGTAAACGGACCATGGTTCAAGTTTTTAAACAGAACCACAACCAATGGAATACTTAGACAAATTATACCAATTGACTATTCAAGAGGTCTTATTATGATTTCTTATCTTGATGGTATTGATATTAATGCTTTTCGGACCCCAACTGGAAGAATGATGAATGATACAGTAATGAAAAATATCATTCAAAAGGAACTCAATACAATGTTTGGAAATATTGTCTCTATTCCAGAACCTACATACTTCAAAAGTCATTATTGGGAAGTTGGAGCACATCATTGGAAACCTGGATATAATTCTACACAAGTAATGCAAAAAATATCAAATCCCAGTGAAAATGTATATATCTGTGGAGAGGCATTTAGTCCAAAACAGGCATGGATTGAGGGAGGACTAATCATGGTTGATAAAGTAAAGCATCTTATTTAATAAATGTAAATAGATAATAAACCATTAAGATATTTGATTCAATTCAAACCCACCATATATACCATATTCAGTATCATCCATAGACCA